GGTGTGCTCTACCGTCTGAGCTATAAACGCACATAAAGAGTTTCAACAATGTCAAAGAACAAGTTGGCGAGGGTGCCAGGATTCGAACCTGGACTTGCGGTTTTGGAGACCGCCGTGCTAGCCGTTGACACTACACCGACATAAATTTAATTACAGCAAATCGGGAAGTTGATATAGAACATTCCAAGTCATAAAACCAACGACGAACCACGTAAACGCAGCACGACCGGTCGAACGACCTTTCTGCACATCATCAATGCCAATACCTAGATTAAGTACCAGCAAAATAACACCCACAATAAACCAAACCATAACAAACTCCTCAACGTTGGCGATCTGGAAGGGACTTGAACCCTCGACCTCTCGCGTGACAGGCGAGTGCTCTAACCAACTGAGCTACCAGACCATTGAACCAATATTTATAACACTTCACTAAAAATGTACATCTTTATTTTTAGTTCAAGTGTCGAACCGCGTGGTCAGCTGCGTGAGTAGCTGCGAATGACGAAGGCTTAATCTTAGCATCAAGACCCAGAGATCCTTTTACCCAGCCGAGCGCTTCCTTCACAGCCACAGACGACTTGTGCTTCGGATTCGGATTGATATCAAGGTGGATCTCCATGTGGCGATCACCAAGTACATCAATCACTTCCGTAGCAGTCGACACGGCCATCTGGACCTCAGTCAGCAGGCGCTGCTTCAGGTTACCATAGTCAGGCATATCAACAGAACTATGGAACAACCTGCAACCGCGCTTCGAGTCCATATGAACAATGATGACAGTGGAATACTTCGCATACCACATCTTGTTCTTACGAAAACGAATCGAGTCACAGCCGATATAGACTGACGATTCCTTACTTGAATCTAGAATTGCTTGCTTTGCTTCTTCAATCATTGTACTTACTCAGAAATGGAGCGCCGGGTGGGATTCGAACCCACGGTTTTCAGGATTTGCAATCCTGTGCGATGGACCACTCCGCCACCGACGCATGGTACTCCCGGAGGGACTCGAACCCCCAACCCAGCCGTTATGAGCGGCCGGCTCTGACCATTGAGCTACAGGAGTAAAATGGCGCGCCCGGTAGGACTCGAACCTACTGCCTCAAGATTAGAAGTCTCGCGCTCTATCCAGATGAGCTACGGGCGCATGAACTCAAGCGATGCGGCCGATCCGGTGCAGGAGGTTAGCAACCTTGGTCAACTCGGTGACGCCTCGATTATTATCTTCTCCTTGACTAATAAGCACATCCTTATAGGCGTGCAGAGCCCGCTTGAGAATTTCCATATCGGCAGTGGCAAATGCGCCGCCTTTTGCTTCCTTCATCATGTGAGACACGTCCTCGATTCGATAAGCCAAGTGTTTGCAGTATCCATCCAGTCAAGAACTTCAACCGGAATAAACTCACCACGGCGTTGAGCATTCAAAAGTTCACAGTACGTAACTTCTACAGCCTTAGGATTTTCCATAGTAGGGAACGAGTATACTTCGACTTCCATGATCACCTCCGTAGTATTCTATATATCACTTGCGACTAAGAAGATCCGCAATAATCATTCCAATAAATGCCACAATAAAAAGCCAAATCACAATTGCAATAGGAAGCCAAAGTGGCGACAATACCCAGAGCCAAGACCACGTAATGTAGCCAGTGAGCTTCAGAGTAATGAAGATCAAAGCCAGAATTGGCAGAAAAGGAAATACTTTTTGCGATGGCGGTTTATGTGACATAATTTAACCTCGACGATAGACAGAGAAATGAGTAGCATCAGCCAGAAGACAATCCTGGTTGGCCTGATTGCGAGTACGACGATAAAAACCAGCCGAAGCAGGAATCCGCGGCATCAGACGACCGACAGAGGCGGTACGCGGCCCACGAAAACGAATGCGGACCGGAATTCCAGCAGCGCGATAGGCGGCCAGAACGCGTTCGCGCATTGCGATCGGAACCCAATAGACAACCGCATCGTGTCCGAGAGGGGCCGGAAAGAAAGTCTCGAGCGCAGTGGTTTCAACGTTTGACATGATGTTTCCTTCAACTGATATATTCATTATATACTATAAGATGGAATTAATGTACACAACTATTTTAGCTATGCATTTGAATACCTTCGAGGCGGGGAGAGATCTTCTTGGCAGAGTACTGGACTCCATCGATCTCAAAGAACCAACGACCGTGACAGGGACCACACTTTTCCCAGCGGATGTTCAGGTTCTTATCGCGATACGGGCTAAGACCTGCCGACCAAACCCGACCAGTACGGATTTCGAAAGCACCACCAGAGAGATTCGTGATCATATTTGTTTCTTTCATCATCATATACTCAGTATAATTTGTTTTTGAAATATTGTACACACAAAAATGCGCCCAGAAGTTATCCGAGCGCATTTTTTTTTGATTAGAATTGGTAGTACTTTTTGCGATACCAGAGAGCTTCTTGTTTGTCAAAGCCGCCGAATCGTTCCCAGAACTTCATCTTTCGTTCGGCGATCTCAATCTCTTTTCGAGCCTGTTGCCGCTCGTTAAAGTCAGTCGAGGCCTTTGCGATGTGTGTAAGGACGATATGGTTATACGAGTGGTTGGCCCATTGCGAGCTAGGGTTCAAACGTTTGAAAAGAGAAGGATTGAAGTCAGAGTTCTTCGCGTTGCCAGAGTCATAAAAAATAGCCATGATTGAGTACCTTTCTATCCGAAAGATCACCCTACCATGGCTATTATATTATGTACACTTATTTTTTGCGACCGATATTGTACTTAGTCACAAGAGTCCACTGATCCTTTTCCTTGAATGGAAGGATCTTAATCTGACTCAATGGAGTCACAGGATCTTTGATCTTTTCTGATTCTACAACAGCGATCAAACCCCAATCGGAAAGCAGTTGTACGATCGTATTTCTACGGCCCTTGTCTTCATCTGAGAAGTTCGAAGGCTTGCCATCTAGAGCAAACAGTTCCTTGAAGTGTACAATATAATACTTGCCTTGCTTGTGCAAGATATGGCATGACTGATAAAGAGTACTGTCCTTTCGTGATGCAACACCAATACGAGTCAGCGTTTCACGTACCTTTAGGAAATCGTCTTCTTCTCCCAGTCTCACCTCAACTAAACTATCGATTAAACTCATTTTCTTCCACCCTTATCAAGCTTTTTCTTTATTGTTTTTATCTGATCAGGTGTGAGGAGCTCGAGGACAGTCTTGGCTTTCTGTCGGTTATATCCGAAGTGTTCCATGATAGCTTCAAGTTCTTCATCCTTTTCTTTTTTCACCCACTTGGAGAACCGTCTGCTGGGTCTCACAATATTTATTAGAAAGGAATATTGAAGCTTGTTGTCGAGGTGGTGGTTGCAGTTCATCATGTTTGCAGCATGAATGGTGTCTGCAAAGTATGAAAGGGCTTTATTAGTAATCCAGGCGTTATAAGTCTTTTCGGCTAGAGCATCGTTCTCGGTACCCTTCATCAGGTTTTTCTTTGTCGAGTTAATCGATGTGACAAAATCAAATGGGTTCATCGTTGCGTACTCCATTCATAGAATCTGCAGCCTGATCAAGAAGATCGGCACAGCTTTCGCAGATATCAACTGTTAAGATTGCGTCAAAAGTCTGAAGCCGAACCTCATGGAAAGGAGTCGACTTCAGATACTTTTTACCACATGCAGGACATTTCTTCTTGTTCCACATTACGCAAACGAACAGTCAGCCATGATCTCGGTGAGACATGCAACGAGATTGATTTCTGGATCAGCAGCAAACGAGTTCTGATACTGGTACTTGGCAAGATGCAGCACCAGAATCGGAATGCTACCAGAGTCAAGATAGGTCTCAGCCTTGTCATAGAAGGCACGGAAGAACTCATTGGTATCCATATCGGACTCAGCAACCCACTTGCGAACCGCAGTGAAGTTCTTGTCCTTCATGTAACTTACCAACTTGCTGAGAGAATCGTCAGTAAAATTACGAAGAATACCGGAGTCAATACTTCCAGTAGCAGAATAGTGTTGGAGTTCGTTGATAACTCGCCGCCAATCCGGGAAATGCTTCTTGATAACTTCGACAACTGCTGCCTTATCATAGGTCACACCTTCATTGTCTAAAATGCCGCACACTCGGCGAAGGAACTGCTTAGCCAGTTCAGGCAGTTCCGACTTACGAATACGAAACTTGACGACCGAACAACGAGAGTGAAGAGGCTCGATGATACGATCAACAAAGTTGCAAGTCAGAATAAAACCGCAGTTGGCGCTGAACTCTTCCATAAAGTTACGAAGAGCCGGCTGAGTCGACTGAGCATTGAGATAATCGGCCTCATCAAGGATCACCATCTTGCGTCCGCCAGCCAAAGAGACAGAGCTGGCAAAACGGGCAATATCATTACGCAGTGTATCGATGTTACCATTCATCGAGCCGTTGATTACGATGTAGTCGCAACCAAGTTCTTCGCACATGGCTTTGGCGACAGTGGTCTTACCAACACCTGCCGTACCAGAGAGAATAAGATTTGGAATGTTCTTTTGATCAACGAACTGTTGGAATACCTTCTTTAGGTCTTCCGGAAGGATGGTGTCCTGGATAGTCTTAGGGCGATAGCGTTCCACCCACAGCGGATTTGGACTGGTCAAAGTGCTCATTATATAGTTCTCCATGTTTTTTCAAAAATTTAGCAGAATGCCCAGTAAATCTACTGGCATCTGCAATAGAATTATATTCTATACCATTATATAAAATACGTACACTGTTTTTTGGAGTTTTACCAAACATTCCGTTGTTTTCACCAGAAAGTTTTTTTCCTCTAAGAGATCTTTCTTCAATAGATAAAGAATCCCAATGTTTTTTTCTAGCCATTGATTGCTTCTTTATAGCATCTGTAGTATGCTTTTTTCCTCTCATACCATGAGAAGCATATGATTCTTTAGATCTATTTAAGTGATGTGTTTTAATAGCTTCTTTCCAAGAATCATAATGACTCATATCTCCACCAGTTCCACCTAAAGTAGCGTTATAGCCATGTTTATATGTATCATATTCTTGAATGAAATATGATTCTTTGAGTTTTGCATCTGTTTCATTGAGAATATTGTTTTCAAGAATAGTAAATTCAAAATTTTCAATTCCATGTTTTTTCATAGAATTATATAATTGCTTACACGATCCATCTCCTCGGTGGCCATGAAACTTGTGTTTATACCAACGGGTTTCCAAATCTTTAGTATAACCAATATATTTTTTATTAGTTATTATATTTGTGATACAATATATAGTGTACATCGGTATCTCTTTTAAAAGTATTGTCCTATAACAATATTTATAATTTAGAGATTTTAGTAGTGCCGGTTACGAGGTCCGGCGTCGCCTTTTCGTATCGACCGCTTCGCCCGAAGTCAAACTTCCAGAGGGCGCCTCTTATACGCTGGCATCTTATGGTGGCCAGTCACCAACTGTTAATTAACAGTTGAACTGTTAACCGTCGTACTTAGAGTTAGATTCGACGGCGATCCAGTATTCTACATTCTCGCCCTTGAAGTGGCTGAGACCCTTTGACGAGATGGAAACGTCGTACTTACCAGGAATCAGCTTGATGTTGTCCGAACGGAAAACCATACGGAAGTTTGCATCGGTCTCGCCGACCTCAACACTGAACGAGTCGTTGGTCGAACCCTTGGTGTCACATGCCTGCAGTAGGATGCGGCCTTCGATACCGGTGACAGCGATGTCTGGAAGTTGCGAAACACTCAGTGCCTTCATGACACGACCAAGGGCTTCCTCAGTCAGAGTAAAGCGAACTTCAGGATCAGCAATCTGGATCTCCTTGTCCGGAGCAACCATGATCAACGACGGGTCACTAAAGGCGTACTTGAACTTGTTATTGCCTTCAGCGATCTCAACATACGAGTCCTTGAGGGTCAGTTCTGGTTCATTGAACAGAGAGATCGTGCCAAGGAATCGGCTCAGGTCATAGATAGCAAAGGTGGCATCAAATTCCTGGTTGAGAAATGCACGAGCAAGGACAGACTTCGTGGGCGAGATGGTTCGAACCTGATTGCCCTGCTTGATCATGATGTTCTGATTAATCGACGAGAAGTTCTTGAGGATCTGAGTAGTATTCGAGTTAAGCTTCATAATATATCTCCATGTTATAAGGACTTATACGCAGTCTTACCACTATAGTACGACTGCGTATAAATGTACATCAATATTTTACTTCTTCTTGAGCTGCGAAACGTCTGCAGTTGCTGCGGCACCAATTTGAGCCAGGTCAACAAGACTGCCACCGAAGACATACATGCCAACGTGCTGCAGCTGCATCCACGGGCAGAACCATACCTTCATACCGGCCTTACGAGTCCACTGACAGAACATGTAGTCTTCTGACAGGTAACGCTTCGTGTCTGGGCAGATAGGAGTATCAAAGAAGGCCATGATCTCACGGGTACCGTCAAAGTGTTCAGTACGAACGTGATCCGGACGGTACATCTGCTGAGGATAGGCTTCAGCAAACTTCTCAAAAGTGTTACGGCGGATCATCATGAATCCAGTGCCAGCCTCGAGAACTTCAACCGGTTCACCAAGAGGAATCTCACCACGATCGCCAGCAGGATTGAAGACGTAGTCGCCAACATACTTTTCAAGACTATTAGGATCTTCGTCAGCAAAACCCTTGTCAACGGCAAGCTTGATCTTTTCCCAGCTAATGCACTTCTTGGGATAAGGGCCAGCGATAATGTCGTAGTCGTCGTCTTCCGGATTCTCCGACTGAAGAGCCATCAGAGCAATCACGTCGTTGGCATTGAAACCGATGTCCGAGTCGATGAACATCATGTGAGTATCACCCGAACGCATGAACTCATCGGCACAATAGTTACGTGCACGAGTAATCAGCGATTCGTTGAAGAGGAAGTAGAATCGGACCTGAATGCCATAGTGTGTGCAGAGGGCCGAGAGGTCGGCAATCGATCGAGCAAACATGCCAGCACACTGACCGCCGTACATTGGTGCAGCCACAAAGAGCTTACGTGCACGAAGCTTCTCAATCGGAACGTTAATTTCAATACCCATAATTAATCCTTTTTATATTCTAGATCGTGTACATAGAGTTGCATGATTGCATAGTGGATAACCTTCATCAGGTCTTTTCGCCATTCAGCAGGATCACCCTTACGACCATAGCGCTGAGTGTACTTCATCATGTTGCCGATATTGAAGCCGGTTCCATGGCCACAATCGATGATGAATTCTGTTGATTGGAATTTATTTCGGGAGTAATGCTGGTTATAGGTAGCATTAATGTAGGCCTCGATCTGATCGATCAGCTCTCCCTCATTATATTTATAATTGATTTGACCGGCTACGGTGGGTTTCAAGAAATAATCTTCTTCAAAGTTTTTCATTATGCAAAAAAGTCCTCTAGTGTTGCAGGTGCGTTTTCAGAAAGGCCAGACCATTTACGGCCTTGCCAGTGTGGATATGATGCTCGTGACAGGTGAACAGACTTCGGCTTCTCCATGTGTTCAAAGTCGAGTTCACCCTTATCGTTCATGAGATAGTCGACCCATTCGATGAAGTTGACGCTGCCTTGAGAGCAGAGCTTCTTCATCTCGTCCTTGAAGATCAAACGAGCTGCATCGCGTTGATCCCAAGATCCATAGAACGGGGTGCCCTTATAGTAACCGGTCTTCGGAAGTGCACGAGATTCGTTCTCGATAGGAAGCAACTCGTATGCATATACCTTGGCAAGATCAAGCTGAGATAGTTGTTCGTAGTATCTATTTGCAAGATCACGCACTGCTTTCTCAGGATCTGGTTGACGCAGTAGATGATGACGCACGTCGATGTTACCGAAGTAGAATTCTGCGATCTCATGATGAGGCTCGATGAAAGTATGCAGACCTTGCTTCAAAGCACCATGCAACGTCTTGAACGGGACAGAGTTGACGAACC